AGACAGATACCCCATCTGAATTGAGGTGTGCGATAACTACTAAAAGGGAGACTCGCTATGAGCGAAAACCGCGACAACTACTGGGCAGATGACGAAGACGAAGAAGAAACAAGTACACCTGTATTTGAATCAGATTCGGACCTTGTTAAGCGACTACGTAAGCAACTAAAGGCTGAGCAGCGCAGAAACAAAGACCTTGAGACATCATATGGTGAACTCACCAAGGCCCAAAAAGAGCGGATTCTAAAGGATGTACTTACATCCAAAGGTGTCAATCAAAAGATTGCACAGTTTATTCCATCCGATATCGAGGCATCTGAAGATGCTATTAGTAACTGGCTAGATGCAAATGGTGATGTCTTCGGATATACACCAGCACCTAAGCCAGCAGTTAACCAAAATGATATCGCTGCTATGCAGAAAATGGACTCTGTGCTAACTAATGCTGAGACACCTGCTTCTTCTAACGATTTACAAAATCGTATTGCTAATGCAAGTTCAGAAGAAGAGATTCTATCCATTCTCAGCGGTCAGTAAAAAACCGCACACTAACCAGAAGGGAGATATCTCCAAATGGCAGATGTCTTTTCAACCACAACCTCTGGGTTAGGTTCCAATCTTGTAACTATGGCGTACGACAAGTTGATTGAACTCAACTTACGTAATACACCACAGTTCCGCGCAATCGCAGACAAGAAGGTCGGAAACCCAACTCACGACGGTTCTTCAATCCGTTTTCAGTTCCACAACGATATCGCTGACACCACAATTGCTGGTGCAACACTCGCTGAAACTGTAGACCCAGATGCAATCGCACTACCAGCAACTACAACTCTTGATGTCTCACAGCAAGAACTAGGTCGCGTAGTGCTTCCAACTCGCAAATTGTCACTTATGACTCTTGCAGATGTTGACCCATGGATTGCTAACGCAGTCTCATTCAACATGGCTATGACACTTGATGCAGGTATCGCTGCTAAACTTGATGCAGGTACAAACGTCATCCGCGAATCTGCTGGTGCACTTTCAACAACTGCAGCAAAGTCAACAATCACATCAACAGACACATTGAAGGGTCGCGACATCCGTTACGCAGTGACAAAGTTGCGCGCTTCAAATGTTCCTACTCGTGGCGGAATGTACACAGCGTACATCCACCCAGAAGTTTCTCATGACCTACGCACAGAGACAGGTAACAACATCTGGCGTACACCAAATGAGTACCAGAACATCCAGTCACTATACGCTGGCGAAATCGGCGCATGGGAAGGTGTTCGCTTCATTGAGACACCTACAATGACAAACACTATCTCAGGTGCTGCTCTAACAGCACTTGCTACTGCATCAGCAGTAAGCGGTGTTTCAGGTGAGTTCACAATCGTGGCAGCAAACGCTGCATTCGGTGGTCTTGCTGAGGTAGGAGATGCTATCTCTGGTACTAACGTAGGTACTGGTGCTTTGATTACAGCAATCTCAGTTGGTGCAACAAACACTACATTCACAGTGTCTGTCGCTAACTCAGGTACAGTTGGAACAAACACACTTACAGTTACTCCAAAGGCACGCGTTTACAACACTTACGTACTAGGACAGCAAGCACTTGCTGAAGCAGTATGGAAGGAACCAGGCATTGAGTTTGGTAACGTTGTAGACAAGTTGAACCGTTTCCGTCCAGTCGGCTGGCACGGTATCATCAACTGGTCAATCTACCGTCAAGAGGCGCTATACCGCATCGAGACTGCTTCATCAGTTCGTCCATAATCTAAGTATTTAGATGGGTGGGGCAGGGGGCAACTCCTGCTCTATCCATAAAACGGCTTAGGAGGCTATATGGCATACAGATTCACAACACCTACAGTGAGCGAAGGCCCTGCAGGTGAAGGCCGTCTATTTGGCCGTTACAGGCTCGTAAGAGGCATTACAGTTTTAAAGATAGATGGCGAGTATTACCAAACACGCTATCCATCAAGCGAAGAAGTAGAGGCTGCAGAAGTTGCCTACATTGGTGGGTATTCATATGAAGTCAGTCCAGGAGAAAAAACTGCTCTAGAAGCAGCAGGCTACACAGTGGAGACGGTATGAGACACAGACAAGACCATCCTGAGGATGTTGAGGGTTGCTTTGGATGCAAGGTTCTAGGACTCCAGATGAGTCCAGGGGATGCTTCATCACAGAAAGCGATGAGCAATAAAGCATGGGATAAAGAAATGGATGCCTACAAAGAAGCAAGAGCAGATGGCATTCAACCAGCAGGAACTAGCATGGCAAAGATTCAAGAAGCCCGTAGAGCCTCAGAGGCTTTGGGTAAGGCTTACGATTCAAATACTATGCCTAGTAGTAATTTAATTCAAAACAACACAGTATCTAAACTAAAGGAAGTAGGGCTAGTCTAATGTCAGTTAAAGGCGAGAAGTACAAGTCAATGGCAGCAATGAAGATGCATGAAAAGGGCGAAGGTCCTGCTGCTCGTAAGAAGGAATATGGCTCTGCAAAGGGCGGAATCTTTGGAACAAAGAAGAAGGTTGCTAAGAAAGTTGCTATGAAGAAGATGGGCAAGAAGAAGTAATCATGGCACAGAAAAAAGGAATTGAAATTGCTCTTCCAGGTGGAGGAAGCAAGAACTCAGTAACTGGAAAAGTTACACCTCCAAAGGTAAAGGCAACTCCAACACCAAAGGCTACAGGAACTGCAGCCATGAATGGTTCACAGTATGACAAATATTTGCAGGGAATTGTCAACTCAATGAATAAGGGAAAGAAAAAATGAAGAAAGCCCATCCAGGATTTGCAGCATTACAAAAGAAGATTGCTAAGAAGCAAGGCGTAGGCATGGAACGTGCTGGCGCAATTCTTGCAGCAGGTGCTCGTAAGGCATCAAAGTCTGCAGTCAAGGCTAACCCACGCCTTAAAAAAGTATCTGGCGTTAAGAAGGGTAAGTAATGAAGAAGACTAAGACTCAGAAAGTTATGCACGAGTTTAAGACTGGGACACTTCATTCTGGTAAAGGTGGAAAAGTAGTCAAGTCTCGTAAGCAAGCAATTGCTATTGCATTATCTGAGGCTGGTAAGTCTAAGCCTAAGAAAATGGTGAAGAAAAAGAAATGAGTAAAACTTCTAAACATTATCTTAAGAGTGGTAAAGAGTATAAAGGTCCTGTTCACAAGATGAACGGGCAAGTACATACTGGTGCAACACACACAGCATCTAGCAAAGTTCTTACTCATACAAAGCCTAAGAAAGCAAAATAATGAAAAAGAAAGCGTTCTGGGATAAACCAAATCCTAAAAAGAAATCAACACCCTTAACGCCAGCACAGAAGGCTAGGGCTAAGGCACGTGCTAAAGCAGCAGGTCGTCCTTATCCAAATCTAGTTGATAACGCAGCAGCAAGGAAAAAGAAGTGAAAGACTCACGACTAACACGGGCAGGAGTAGCAGGCTTTAATAAACCTAAGCGTACTCCTAGCCACCCTACTAAGTCACACGTTGTTGTGGCTAAGGTAGGTAGCCAGGTTAAGACCATACGTTTTGGACAACAAGGCGTTTCTGGCTCACCTAAAAAAGCAGGAGAATCTGCTGCCTATGCAGCACGACGTAAGTCTTTCAAAGCAAGACATGCAAGCAATATATCCAAAGGAAAAATGAGTGCCGCATATTGGGCAGACAAGGTGAAATGGTAATGGCAAAATCAGCAGATGAGGCTCGCGCAGAAGCGATGAAGCCTAAGCGTGGACTTCCAAAGGGTGGCGGTAAAGGACTTAAGGGTTCTAACCTATACACTCCAGTAAGCCAAGCAACAATTGATTCAATTAAAAAGGCAGGAATGGCTGCTTCTCTTAAAAAGGCAGCAACATCATCAGATGCATCATTCGTACAGGGTGTTAAGCGCATGTACGGTGCAAACCGTTTAGCAGCAGCAAAGTCAGCAGTAAAGCCTGTAGCAAAGTCAGCAGATGCTGCTCGTGCTGGTTCAATGAAGCCAAGCAAGCCTGTAGCAAAGTCAGCAGATGCTGCTCGTGCAGCAGCAATGAAGCCTTCTAAGCCAGTGGCTAAGAGTGCAGATTCTGCACGTATGGCAGCATTACAAAAGTCTGGTGGAATGAACATGCCTTACAAGGCTTCTACTCCTGCAACAAAAAAGAATGTTGGAAGTCGTATTGCAGATACAGTTACAGGTAAGAATAAACCTAAGACTGCTGCTTACAATGCAGAGCAAGCAAAATTAATGGCTGACTGGAAAGCAGCAAAAGCAAAGAAGTCTAAGTAATTCAAACTAAAGGAATCCAATGACAACGACCTATGCCAATTTGGTAGATGAGATTACTCTCAATCTGTCAGGCTATACATTAAGGCAAGACCGTACTACTCATTTGACTGCTGACGTGACCTCTACTGGTCTATCACTAAGTCTGGGCAGTGTGACCAATATTGGTAAGGGTACTGTTGAAATTGATGACGAGTTAATATGGCTAGATACATATGACCGTATTTCATCAGTTGGTAACATTGCTCCTTATGGTCGTGGCTACCACGGTACAACTGCTGCAGCACACACAGCAAACACTAAGGTAACTATCGCTCCAACCTTCCCACGAGCAACTATTAAGAAGGCTATCAATGATACAATTGATGCAGTATTTCCTAACCTATTTGCTGTCGGAGTTCACACCTTCACATATAACACAGTTAAGACAACATACTCACTTCCTGCCGAAGTTCAGACAGTGCTGTATGTCTCATACAAGCCAACAGGACCAACAGAAGAGTGGCTGCCTGTAAGAAACTATCGTGCTGACGTATTTGCTAATACATCATCATTTGCAACAGCACAGAGTATTTCAATCTATGACCGCATCGAGTCAGGTCGTACAGTTCAAGTTTATTATTCAAAAAAACCATCTACGCTAACAGCGTCTGCATCTAGTGCAGTATTTGAGACTGTTACAGGATTGCCTTCATCTTGCAAGGATGTCATTGTTTACGGCGCAGCATATCGTTTAGCATCCTTCGTTGACCCAGGTCGACTTAACTACTCATCTGCAGAAGCAGACAATGCAGACACCAAGATTCAGTATGGCTCTGGTGCATCTACTGCCCGATTCCTTCTTGCTCTCTATCAGCAACGCCTGAACGAAGAAACTAAGAAACTCCGTGACGTTTACCCAACCCGAATCCATTACACGAGGTACTAAAATATGACAGTCCGCAAATATTCCTCTACTTCCCAGGAAACCACTCTTACCTCAGCACTAGGTTCTGGTGCTTCTACTATGGTGGTGGGTTCATCAACAGCGCTTCTAGGTGGCATCACACTTGCTACTGGTGAAACATTTACAGTAGTTATTGACCCAGATACAGCACTTGAAGAAATTGTAGATGTAATACCTCCCAGTTCCTCTGGTAGCAATACATTAACAATTACTCGTGGTACTGGAGTAGATGGCACTAATGCTATTGCTCACTCTGCTGGTGCAAAGGTACGTCACATGGCTATTGGCCGTGACTTCCGCGAGGCTAATAACCACATTGAGAATACAACAACTGCTCATGGGTTAACTCTTGCTAATGTAACTTTGTCAACTGGTACAGGTAATGTATCAACTGCAATGCTCGCATCAAACGCTGTGACCACTGCAAAGATTACAGACGCAAATGTAACTGCTGCTAAGTTGGCTTCTGATTCTGTTACTACAGCCAAGATTCTTGATGCTAATGTAACTACAGGCAAGATAGCAGACCTTAACGTAACTACTGGCAAGATTGCAGATTCAGCAATTACATCAGCCAAGATTGCTGACTTAACAATTGCTACTGGAGATATTGCAGATAGTGCTATTACTTCGGCTAAGATTGCCGATGGCACTATCGTTGCTGGTGACATAGCAGACGGTGCAGTAACATCTGCCAAGATTCTAGATAGCACAATCGTCAATGCTGACATCAACGCAAGTGCAGCAATTGATAAGACAAAGATTTCAGGCACAGCAGTTACAGTTGCAGATACTGGCACAGTAACTAGCACAATGATTGCTAACGATACAATTGTTAACGCTGATATTAATACTGCAGCAGCAATTGCTTACAGCAAGTTAAACCTCAACGGAACTATTACCTCTGCAGATATTGTTGATGGCACTATTGTTAATGCTGACATCAATGCATCGGCTGCAATTGACTGGACTAAACTTGGTATATCTTCTACAGTATCATCTACTGAGATTGGATATGTTGACGGAGTAACCTCAGCAATTCAAACACAGTTAGATGCTAAGTTACCTAAAACTGGTGGCACTATGTCTGGTGCTATTGCTATGGGTACCAGCAAGATTACTGGTATGGGTGACCCTACGCTGGCACAAGATGCTGCGACTAAAGCATATGTAGATTTACAACGAGATAACCTTATTAACTCAGCGCCTGGTATTTATGATACTCTGGGCGAGATTGCAACTGCAATCCAATCTGGTGGAACATTCTATGATTCCCTAGTACTCAAGTCTGGTAGCACAATGACAGGTGCTTTAACCCTGTCAGGTGCTCCAACTGTAGACCTACACGCTGCTACTAAACTTTATGTTGATGGTGTTGCTGGTTCTGCAACTGCTGCTGCAGCCTCTGCTGCCGCTGCTGCCACAACTTATGACAACTTTGATGACCGCTACTTAGGTGCTAAGTCATCTGCCCCAACGCTAGATAATGATGGCAACTCACTTATTACTGGTGCTCTATATTGGAATACTCCTGGCGCTACTATGTATGCTTGGACAGGTTCTGCTTGGGGTTCTATCTCCTCATCTGCTGCTATCTATCGCTACAAGTTTATTGCTACAGGTGGAGAAACATCTGTATCAGGTGCTGATGCATCATCTCAAACCCTTGCATACATTGCTGGATATGAGCAGGTATACCTTAACGGTGTGCTTCTTGTTCGTGGTACAGATTACACAGCAACTAACGGCACAAGCATTACAGCCCTAGCAGCCCTTGTAGCCTCTGACATACTAGAGATTATTACCTTTACTGCACTCAGTGTAGTAACTGACATCCCTCAATCTATAGTAGATGCTAAGGGTGACTTAGTTGTAGGTACTGCTGCTGACACAGTAGGTAGACTTGGCGTTGGAACTAACGGACAGTATCTACAGGCTGACTCAACGGCAGGCACAGGATTATCTTGGGTAACACCTGCTGCTGGTTACTCAGCACCAACTCTAGGTTCAACCGCTATTAACTCAGGTGCAACAGTAACAACAATTGCTGGTCTAACTCTGACCGCACCAACATTAACTGGAACAGTAACAGCATCAGGTGATATTAACCTATCTGCAACAAATGGTCCAGGAAGTTTAATTGACGAACTAACACTCATTCTTATGGGTGCCCTCTAATATGAAAGGTAGTAACTAATGGCTACAACAACTAAGGCACTGGCTCGCGGAGCCTTTGCAACATCAAGCACAACCCTATACACAGTACCTGCATCAACTACTACAGTTGTAAGCAATATTGTAGTAACTAATTCAGCAGCATCTGCTGCTACATTTACAATCACGCTTGACGCTGTTGATTTGTTTAAGGATGTAGCAATTGCTGCAAATACAACAGCAATGTTTGACCTAAAGCAAGTCCTTGCAACAACAAAAATTATTGCTGGTTTAGCCAGCGCAATTACAGTTAAGTTTCATATCTCAGGCGTGGAGGTTTCTTAATGGCATCAACAGTATTTCCTGCTGCTAGTGCAGGCGTAACTCAAAAAGTACAAGAATTTACAGCAACTGGCACATTTACCGCTCCGTCTAACTGCTCTGCTGTTGAAATATTTTTAGTTGCTGGAGGTGGAGCCGCAGGTAATGGTTCAAATAGTGCTTATAATAATGGTGGTGGCGGTGGTGGTGGTATTGTGCGCCGCACAATAACTGTAACTCCTGGAACTTCTTACACAGTAACTATTGGTGCTGGAGGAACGGCTTCTGGTTCTGCTAGTACAAATGGCAACAATGGTTCAAATAGCACTTTTGGTGCTTTGGCAACTGCTGTTGGCGGAGGTGGTGGTGGTGGTAATGCACTTAGAGGCTCTAATGGTGGTTGCGGCGGTGGTGGTGGAAGCAATGGCGCAATGGCATCAGGTGGCGGTGGTGGAGCAGAACAAAGTAATTTGCTTAGTTACGGCATTGGTAGTGCGGGCGGTGCAGGTTCTCAAGGTGGAACTGGAAGTTCAGCGGCAGCAAACCCAGGTGCAAGTAATTCTAATGGTGGAGTTGGCATAGATGGTTTTGGTGGCGGTGGAGGTGGATGCAATGGAGACTCTGCCAATCTAAATTATATGCCAGCAGGTTCTAGCGGCGGAGGAACTACCGCATCTGCAAATAATACTGGCGGTGCAGGTGGTGCAAATACTGGCGGCGGTGGTGCTGCTGGACACAATAGTGCTTCATCGTGGCAAACAGGCGGTGCTGGTGGTTCTGGTTATTGTCGCGTTACATACTGGTCATAAGGAGAAAATAAATGGCTGAATTACATTATGCATTTCTTAAGAACAACCGAGTTGCAAACATTGCAGTCTTTGCTTCACAAGATAAAGCACTAGCAGATGCAGTTGTACAAGAACACGGATTTGATGACGCAGTATGGGTAGGAACAGACGCTCCTGCTATGTGGTCAACCTATGACGGTACAACATTTACTCGCCCAACTGATGAGTACCTAATCTCTATCGGCATTATGAATCCACTAGAGGAGCCAACTAATGACTAAAGCCCGTGACCTAGCCAATGCTTCAACAGCATTATCGGCTGTATCAGCAACTGAACTTGGGTATGTAGATGGTGTTACATCTGCTATCCAGACTCAGATTGATGCTAAAGCACCATCATCTACTGCAGTTACATTAACTGGTACTCAGACTCTTACTAATAAGACCCTAACATCACCAGTTTTAACTACGCCAACCATTAGCACAGTTAATGCTAAGGGAGATTTACTGGCTGGTACGGCTGACAATACTGTTGACCGTTTAGCCGTGGGCAACGATGGGGAGCAAATTGTAGCAGATAGTTCCACTTCAACAGGCTTGCGCTATCAAGGCAACTTCGCGGCTGGTAAAAACGCAATCATCAACGGTGCATTTGATAACTGGCAACGCGGTACAAGTTTTGTGACAGCGGCAAGTGAAGCCTATTGTGCGGACAGATTTGTGCAATACTCCAACGCTTCAATGACAGGTTCTCGACAGACATTTACGGCTGGAGCAGCGCCAGTATCAGGTTACGAAGGCACTTATTTTTACCGATTAACAACGGCTGCTTCAAGCAATAACGCATCATTACGCCAAAAAATTGAAGATGTTAGAAAATTTGCAGGACAGACAATTACTGTCTCTTATTGGATAAAGGCTTCAAGTGCCTTTACTGCAACAATTTTGGTTCGACAAAACTTTGGCACGGGTGGTTCATCAAGTGTTGATTTGAGTGCAACAGTTTCTGCCACTACTAGTTGGACAAGAGTTTCATCTACTTTCAATGTTGCCTCAATTAGCGGAAAGACAATTGGCACAAATAGTTGTCTAGAAGTTTTCTTGTTTTCATTTGGTGACACTATTCCAACAAGCGGAACAATAGACATTTGGGGCGTGCAGGTAGAAGCCGCAAATACTGCCACCGCTTTTCAAACTGCAACGGGAACACTTCAAGGAGAATTAGCCGCTTGTCAGCGTTATTACTATCGCACAACGGGCGGAACGGCTTATGGTGCTTTGTCTGGATTTGGAACTTGTGTTTCAACTACATTGGCAGAGGTTGTTTTTCAAAATCCTGTAACAATGAGAACCGCCCCAACATCAATTGAATTTGCAAATCTTGCAGTCGGTGTGCCTGGTTCTGGCAATTTTGCTATAACAGCATTGGCTATTTATACAAATTATGTCAATAGTCAATTTGTTTATGCTGCTGCAACTGTTGCTTCGGGTCTTACGGCAAACAAAGCAGCGCAAATCATTGCCAACAATAATGCAGCGG